ATGAAAAAACGTGTTTTAGCAATGCTTCTTGCTTCTGCAATGGTTGCCGGTTCACTGGCAGGATGTGGCGGCTCCAGCGACAAACCAGAAGCAAGCACAGAAGATGGAAAAGAAACAGCAGAAGAAGGTTCTGCAGCACCGGAATGGGAAGCTTATGATGAATTAATTGCCAACATCAAGAAGGAAACAGACCTTGTAAAACGTGAGGCAATGATGCACGAAGCAGAAGATATGCTTATGGATACATGGGCAGTTGTTCCTTTATACTACTACAACGATGTTTATATGCAGAGTACAGATGTAGAAGGTATTTACTCTAACCTTTTCGGATTTAAGTATTTTGGATTTGCAACAGCTCCAAATAATGAATTATCCTTACAGGTTGCATCTGAACCAAATAAACTTGATCCGGCGTTAAACTCAACAGTAGACGGCGCTTGTCTGGCACTTCTTTCATTTGCCGGATTATATAAATATGATGAAACAGGAGCTTTAGTTCCGGACTTAGCTGAAAGCCATGAAATGAGCGAAGACGGTCTTACTTATACTTTCACAATGAAAGACGGTTTGAAATGGTCTGACGGTGAAGCTCTTGACGCAACAGACGTTGCATACAGCTGGAACAGACTTGTAGATCCTAATACAGGTGCTGACTATTCTTACTTAGCAGACGGTATTGCTAAGAAAGAAGACGGTACACTTGATATCGCAGCTTCTGAAGACGGAAAAACATTTACAGTAAAACTTGCAGCACCTTGTGCATACTTCCTTGACTTATGTGCATTCCCTGCATTTTACCCAGTTCCACAGCAGAACGTAGAGTCCGCTGAAGGCGCAGCAGATAACCCGGGTGCATGGTGTCTGGAGTCTGGATTTGTAACATCCGGTCCGTTTACATTAAAAGAGTGGAAACACAATGAGTCTATGACTTATGAACCAAACCCAAATTACTATGATGCTGGAAAAGTTTCTTTGAAGAAAATCAACTTTATGTTAAGTGCTGATGATACAGCTGTATTTAACGCATTTAAAGATGGTTCTTTACAGTTTAGTGATACAATTCCAACAGACGAAATGAAAAATGTTGTAAATACACCTGAATTCCACAAAATTGCTACTTTAGGAACATATTACTCAGGATTTAATGTTCAGAGTGAATTATTTGCAGGAAAGACAGCACAGCAGGCAGCAGATATGCGTCATGCATTCTCCTTACTGATTGACCGTCAGTATATTGTAGATACAATCGCTCAGGCTGATCAGACAGTAGCTAACACATTTATTCCGGAAGGTATGTTAGATGGACAGGGTAGCGAATTCAGAGCAAATGATGACGCTTATACTTATCCAGATGCAGAAAACGTTGGTTACTATGATCCAGAAAAAACAGAAGCTAACGTAGAAGAAGCTAGAAAATTATTAGAAGGTGCTGGATATAAATTTGATGATGCAGGTATGTTATCTCCAGAAACACCAATTAATATTACATACCTGACAAATGACTCTGAAGGTAATGTTAAGATTGGTGAAGCTATGCAGCAGGATTTCAATGAAATCGGTATTAACATGACAGTAGAAACACGTGAATGGTCTACATTCCTTGAAGAAAGAAAAGCTGGTAAATTTGACTTTGCTCGTGAAGGTTGGTTAGCAGATTACAATGACCCAATTAACATGCTTGAAATGTGGGAAACAAAATCTGGTAACAATGATATGCAGTTTGGTAGATAATTTACTTTCTGCTATATTCTTGTAATGAAAAGCGCCGCTTTGAGATTGAAAAATCTTGAAGCGGCATTTCTATTTGTCGAGAAATTAATATTCCCTTGACAAATGAGGTAAATATGTTTAGTATTATAGTTGCGCCAAAGGAAGTATGTTATTCTCGTTTGCACAACCAGAATGCTTTTAGGGCTTGTACTGGTTTCGACGGGGGTTTTGAAGTTGAGGAAGCCATCTGCAGACTCCGGGACTGCATACCAACCTGGAAATTAAATATAAACGCAAACGATAACGTAGCGTTAGCTGCCTAATTGCAGCTTGTCAGCCTTAAACCACCCGCTGTTTAAGAACCTGGCATCGACTTTGCGGGGCACTTCGCTTTCAAAGCTTTGAGAAAGTGGAAGATTTTATGAAGCTACTAAGTGCAAAAGCCTGTTATTCGGCGTTTGTGTGAGGGAATGTTAAAAGAATAACTGTGATGGGAGATGCCGCAAGGGATAGACTTTCGGACAGGGGTTCAATTCCCCTCAGGTCCATAGAAAAAGCTCAGTGTTTACTGGGCTTTTTTGTTTTCGTGTTGCATTTCGTGTTGCATATTATCAAAATGATTTAATGATAGTTTGGCAAACTTATCCTTTTCCGGAATTAAAATATTTCTGTATACTGCTTTCATTGTGCGGTCTGTGCTCCAGCCACCCATAGACATAATATACTGGTCCGGTACACCGAGAGCGTGATTAACGGATACATAATAATGCCTTAAATCATGAAAACGAAATTTAGGCATATTCAGATTATTTCTAAGTGTTCCGAAGCGATCTGTTATCTGATCAGGAGTCAAGGATACAATTCTTCCTGTTTTCCCTTTTAAAATGTCAATTAAAAATTCCGGAAGATATACATTGCGATTACTACTTTCAGTTTTTGGCGGTTTTATTTTCCAACCATTACTTTCAGTTTTACCCATACTTTTATTGATGCGAATATAGCCGTTAAGTACATCTGCATCTTCTAATGCACAAATTTCTCCCCTGCGAAGCCCTGCAAAGGCTCCAAGGTAAATTGCTATTTGCAAATCATCTTTTGAATTAAGAAGAAGAGTTTTAATATCTTTGTCTGAAGGTATATAGATATCTTCCTGTTTTTTCTGAGGAAAGTTAATTTTAAAATGCAAGTCAGAAAAAGAGGAAACGGCTGCATTAAAAAGTCCATAAGCATTTTTGACAGTTTTCACACTTACAGTAGAAGATAAGGAGTTCACCCATTTTTGAACCGTTATCGTTGTTAAGAGAGAAAGTCGTTCATTTGTTATGTCTGTCAGATAGTTCTTTTGGATTACTTTGTAGCCGGTTAATGTACTTTCGGATAAAACGTGAGTTTTTGACTGGATATAGGAAGAAACAGCCTGTCCCACAGTTAAATCTTCCTGTTCCGTATATCGCTCTTTATTGGCTGCCCAGTCCGCAGCTTGTTTTTCGCAGGCACGCTTTCCTTTCGGACCTGCGATATCACTGGTGAATGATTTGTAGACTCTTTTCTTTTTTGTAGTGCCGTCTGGTTGCGGTATTTCTTCAGTGTGAGAATAAACCTGCACACGCCATGAACCTGACGGAAGTTTCTTTGCTGATGCCATAATTCATCTTCCTTTCTATTTTTATTATAAAAATAACAGCCAACAACAGAATAAATGTTCTGATTGTTAAACTGTTCCGAAGATGATACAATATACTTTGTTAAAACTTCTTGTATATCTTCGGATATATAGCAAACCGTTCCTGTTGGCGCAGGGGCGGTTTTATTATATTTGACAAATAATCCAACCTGACATATAATATACTTAACAGAACAGCTGGCACGATAGACCAAACCTATCCGTTCCGGCGAAATAAAAGAACTATTGAGATAGCGCCTTACTTTACCAGAGCAGGGGCGCTATTTCTTTTTGTTATTATGGCTGTCAATGTATGTGAGTATCGCTACTATCATAATTACAAAAGTAAATAAATCACTGTATGTAACCATTGCAACCACCCCCTTCCCAGAACCGGAAAGAGATGGCATGGCGCCCTGTCAGCTGTCCAGGTAAGTATATTATATTTTCAAGGTGTTTGCCCCTGTGTTGGCAGGGGCAGTTGGTGTTATAAAACGTGAGATGCAATAAGCTTGTTTATGGACTGTACATCGGAATTTGAGGAAAAATCAAATTTCACTGTACCTAATCCGCTAAAGCAAACTGTAAGCTCTGAGTCCATATCAAAAGTTCCGGCACTTTCAACTGAGAAAGCTTGCATTTTTGAATATGGTAGTGAAGTATAATCTTTCTTAGAACCGGTAATACCTTGTACGTTGCAGGCAATAATTCTTTTATTGGTAAAAACAACGAAATCTCTCATGGCAGAATAATAACCAGCTATTTCTTCCCCTGGAATAAGCAAGTCGAATACTTCTTTCGGAATATTCTTATCTTTCCCTTTACTTAATTTGAATACTTTTTTGTTTTGAAAATCAATCATTTAAAAATCTCCTTAAAAATATTTTGGATATAATCATTTTTTTAAAGGTATCTTTTAACAGACTCTATTAGAAAATCTTTATATTTATAAATATCGTTTAAATCTTCTATGATATATCTGGTGAATTTTTTATTTTCATCAGGTATAAATAATTGTTTATTTTTTCTATCTAGATTTAATCGACAAATCGGTTTTCGATTATTATCTTTATACAAAATTCCAAAATAACTTTCAGTATCTCTATGCACAACATCTTCTACAGGTACAGAACCAGCTAATAATCCTCTAATTATATAAAAAGCCTCAAGTTCTTCTTCAGTAGTTATAATTTTAGATGTTGGTTCTTCAGTGACTGTCACCTCAGATGCGATAGATGTTTCTTCTTCACTATCTTTGGAGAGAGCAGAAGAAATTTTATTATTGACAATTTCATTAACAAAAGAAGAAAACGCTTTTTTAACAACTGGAGTGAATTTTTCAATAATACGCTGATTTTTTTGTCCATCGTAAATATTAGTAAGTATAAAACGAACAAATTCTTCAGAAGGCTTGTCAAATTCAGAAGAGAGAACACCTTTTATTAAGGAACTATATTTTAATTCTTCAGCGGTACTAAAAATTTTCTCTTTATCAAAATTTTCTTTGCAGAATTTTTTTAATTCGTTAATTGAAGCTTCTTTTATAGAAAGCATATCTATTTCTAAGAATGGAACTAAATCCATTTTATTTGACTCTTCTAAATCAGTATAAAATCTGTAAATAATGCCGTTAGTCAAAATACCGAATTTTGCAGGAGTTGTTCCAAAATATCTGAAAAGTTGTGAAGAATGTTTATCAAGCTGTTCAGAACAACTTTTACATTCGATTAAAATATTAGGTACACCATTTTCTAATATAGCATAATCAACTTTTTCACCCTTTTTAATACCAACGTCTGCGGTGTATTCAGGACAAAATTCCAAAGGGTTAAAGACGTCATACCCTAAAATTTGAAATACTGGTACAATTAAAGACATTTTTGTTGCTTCTTCAGTTGAAATAGTATCTTTAAGTGCAGATACACGTTCTGAAAATTGCTTGATTTTTTCATTAAATTCCATAAGAATTCCTCCCTCATGTGTGTTTTATTAAAACGCTTATGCGTATTAACCGTGTGCATAAAACTCAATAGATTGTATATCTTCTTTATTAAAATCTTCGTTCAAGATATGAAATAATTCATGTTTATACACTTCTAGTTGTTGTTCGTAGTTTAGATGCGCATCAATCAGAATAGTGTAGGAACCATCTCTATTTTTATGCACGCTACCTTTTACTCCGAAAGGATTGTCTATAATTAAGACGTTAATATCAGGCATAAAATCACTCCCCATCATGATATTCTTGGTTTTCTAATTCTTTAATCATGTTGTAATATGCTCTAAGCCTTTGGGGTGTGGAATTTTTTGTGACATCAAAGAGCATTTTCAAGTCTCTATTATTAAAAATAGTTTGAGCCATTTCTGCAGTTTCATCATTAAGGTAATACTTTTCACCGCCTTCTTTTTCTTCTCCGGTCATCAGATATTCTAATGACACTCCAAAATAATCAGCAATTTTTTGAAGTTTATCTTGTTTTGGAGTACTAATACCTCTTTTCCAATCACTCAAAGTAGATTGGGATACCCCAGTTTCTTTACTTACTTTATATGGAGTTACTCCACGTGCTTGTAATAATTTGCTAAAAATCTCATACATATTTTGTTCACCTCTTACAAAAAAAATAAAATACTAAAGAAAACCGTTATAATAATATTGACATAAAAGGATAACAGTAGTATAGTATGAGCATACACAAGAAAACCGATGCAGTTTAAGTGTATATGCTACGGAAATATAAATAATTTATCTGGTAAATAGAATATATCATATTTCCGTAGTAGTTTCAATGATAAAAATACGGGAAGGCGGTGTAAAAGTGTACGAAAAATTTGCAGAATTATTGTCAAAAACAAACAAAACTCCGTATCGGATATCAAAGGATACAGGAATTACACAATCTCTATTATCAGACTGGAAATTAGGGAAAGTTAAAATCATCGGCGCAGACAAACTCAAAATCCTCGCCGACTACTTCGGCGTAAGTATTGAGTATTTCTTAGAGTAGGAGGAATATATGGACAAAAAATACGTTACCTATGAATTGTCTTTAATTCAAGAAGTCATGCACTTTTTAAATGAAGTGAATACGGACAAATCAAAGAGATTGTTAAGAAAAATGATTTGCCCGAACCCACGAAAAGAAATGTCGGAAGAAGAAATTCAAATTAGATGTATGACGAACCAAGAAAGATTAGCGGCTCTTTACGGTTCATCTCTTCCAAAAGACTCAGATGCTTTAAAGACTTTAAGAATGCTATGTGAGTCAACAAAATCTGAAAATTGCAAATAAATCGTTTCGCAATCATTTTCAGAGTAAGGAAGTAAACTTATATCATCAACCTCCAGTTCCCAAATGTAATTATTGATATTGCGAAAAGATGCGGTGAACTTTCGGAGGATAGATGCAAATTCGAACTTTGAGCATTTTAAAGTAGAAAAATCACAGTAGATGAAATAATTCATAGGACAACATCTCCTTTCATAATACTCGGCACGACAGTGCCTGTAAGTAAAGTATAGGAGATATATTAGGAAAACACAAGACAGGAGGTGATAACATGGCACAAGTATATTTAACACTTGCACAGGAAAGACAGGCGAAAACCGAAAAGCAGTTAAGAATATGGATTGCTACTCAAGTCACAAATCAGAGGGCTCTTGCTAAAAAGACAGGATTAAAATACTGTACAGTAAATAAGCGGATTAACGAGCCTGAGACATGTACACTAGAAGAACTTTGGAAGATATTAGATGCCTTAGAAGTTCCGCCAGAGGAACGGGCAAAGATACTTTTATAGGAGGTAAGAAAGATGCACAGCGAAAGCTTAACACAAGCAATTTTAGGAACAGCGCTGTTATTCAACACAGTGTTTGAAATTCCCGATGATATGTCCTTAATGGGACAGATATTTGGAGTAGGGATAGTTACATATATGCTGTTCTGGAGCATTGAGAAAGTAAGAGAATGGGAATTGCTATTAAAGAAAAAAGCCCGTAGAGCGGCAACTCATGCGGGCAAATAAAAATATATACAAGCCCTATTATGGGCGGAAGCGGAGGAAATGTCAAGATGCCGGAAAATAAAAATACAGAAATTTTACCGTTTGATAATACGGCAACAACACAACTGATTACACTGGATAAATACGATTATGACAGACTGCGTGAGAATACTGCAAAATTAAAGGCAATCGAAAATCTTGCGATAGAAGATGAGGTTGTAAACGGAGACGTTATTTTAGCGATATGCGGAGTCCTTAGGAAAGAAGTGTGTACATTTAAAAAATAAATATCAAAGCTAGGAGGAAATAAAATGGCAACTTTATATGAAATTGACGAGGAAATTTTAAACTGTGTAGATATGGAAACAGGAGAAATTATTGATGTTGAGAGACTGGGGCAGTTACAGCTTGCCCGTGAGGATAAAGTTGAAGGGATTGCCCTTTGGATTAAAAACCTGCTCTCAGATGCAGATGCAATCAGGTCAGAAGAAGAAAAACTGGCACAGCGCCGGAAAGCAAATGAGAACAAAGCAAAGAACCTGAAGGAGTATTTATCTAAATTTTTAAACGGACAAAAGTTCAAGACTCCAAAAGTAAGCATTTCTTACAGAAAATCAGAGTCTGTGGAAGTAACAGACATTTCAAAGTTAGATGATGATTACCTGAAATTTGCAGAACCAACAGTGGATAAGACAAAAGTAAAAAAAGCATTGAAAGCCAGCACTGTATTACAGGGAGTTTCCTTAGTAGAAAACCAGAATATTCAGATTAGATAGGAGATTTGAGATGAAAAAAGATAATAAAATCCATATTCCGGGAAGAAAGGTCGCAATAAATGAACAGGGAGTGATTAAGCTTACACCGGAGGCATCAGAAGCGCTGGCAGAAGTTGTCAATGAGTCCACCATGAGTGTAAAACAGGTAGCCAGCTGCATTATTTTACAGGCTATCCGTAATAACTTAATCGTATTTGACAGGGAGGAGCAAAAATATGAGTAAAGTAATCTGCATTATGGGAGAGTCCGGATCAGGAAAGACAACAAGTATGAGAAATTTAGACCCAAAGACAACCTTGTATATTGACTGTGACAAAAAAGGTCTTTCCTGGAAAGGGTGGAGGTCACAGTATAATTCAGAAAATCAAAATTACATCAAAACAGACTTCGCACAGGTAGTGCAGCAAACACTTCAGAAGGTTGATAAAGTCGAAAAATGGAAGCACATCAAAGTTGTGGTGATTGATACTATCAATGGACTCATGGTTTCCGATGAAATGCGAAGAAGCAAAGAGAAAGGTTATGATAAATGGGTAGATTTAGCTGCTTGCGTCTGGGATTTAGTAAATGAAGCACATGAATATCGTAACGATTTAACAATTGTATTCACAGCACACACACAGACAGACCATGATGAAAACGGCTATATGTTTACCAGAATTAAAACATCCGGGAAAAAGTTAGACAAGATTGTCCTGGAAAGTAAATTTACTACCGTTCTTCTGAGTAAATGTGTTGATGGTACATATAAGTTTGAAACTCAGGCAAACAACAGTACAGCAAAGTCGCCCATGGGCGCTTTTGACTCACCGGAAATTGATAATGACATTGTAGAAGTAATCAAAGCATTGGAGGAATTTTAAGCATGAATAAACCAAATAATTACGAAAATACACAGGCGGCAGGAGAATTTACACCGGTAGAGCTGGGAGGGCATAAACTTGTTATTAAACAGGTAAATGAGACAAAATCAAAGACAGGAAAACCAATGATTGTTGTATTGTTTGACTTTGCAAGAGATGACAAGCAACCAGGATATTTTGAAAAAATGTTCCGAGATGATATCCGCCCGGATAAAAAATGGCCAAATCAGGCAACACAGTATATTTTAACAGAAGATGAAAATGGAAACTGCAGCCGTTCTTTTAAGACATTTATAACCTGTGTAGAACATTCTAATAATGGGTTTGTGACACAGTGGGGAGATGGATTTGAAAAGCAATTTAAAGGAAAAATGATTGGCGGAGTGTTTGGTCCTCAGATGGATTATTATGAAGGAAGGGAAAGAGAGAAAAGGGTGTTACGATGGTTCGTTTCCATTGACAAGGTTGCTGATGCAGCAGTTCCAGAGATGTCAGAGACACGGGCATATAAAAATCATCTTGCGGGGTACAATCCAAATGCAACTCCTGCAGGTGATGGATTTATGAATATTCCTGACGATATTGATGAAGAACTTCCATTTAACTAGGCGGTGATTAGATGGATATACAAATTGACTCAAGGGAGAAAGCGAGAGCAATCCGAAAAATTATCAAGACCTTTGACGAGCAAGGAATAAAATATTTTTCCAGTAAATTATTGGTTGGGGATTATATGTCTTTAGACAATCCCCGGCTGATTATTGACAGAAAACAGAACCTTCAGGAATTGTGTGGGAATGTCTGCCAGCAGCATGAACGATTTAAGCGGGAGCTATTAAAGGCTATGGATGCAGGCATACAGCTTGTGATTTTAGTGGAGCACGGGGCAGATATTAAGAGTTTGGAGGATGTGTATTTCTGGAAAAATCCCAGAAAACATGAGGTCCGCTGGAGAATTGTGAACGGAAAAAGAGAGAAGTATGTGGTGTCTGCCAAAGCAGTTGATGGAAACCAGCTTTACAAATCTCTTTGTACCATCAGGGATCGTTATCACGTCCGGTTTGAATTTTGCGAAAAGAAAGATACCGGGACAAGGATTGCAGAGATTTTGAGTGAAGAAAATGACAAGAGACGACATTAAAAGAACATATAGTATGGCATCTATTATTGGAAGATATGGTTTTCGTCCGAACAGGGCAGGGTTTATTTCCTGTCCCTTCCATACAGGTGATCGTACCGCTTCCATGAAGATATATGAAAGAGATTTTCATTGCTTTGCCTGTGGAGCACACGGAGATATTTTTGAATTTATCATGAGAATGGAAAATTGCAGTTTCAAAAAAGCTTTTGCAATTTTAGGAGGGACGTATGAAAAACCGACGTTTTCCTCTAAATTGGCTGTTTATCAGTCGCAAAAAAAAATAAAGATGAAGCAGAAAAAAGAAGACAGAGAGACGCAGGAAAGAGTTCTTAATGTAGAAAAAATCCATATTTTACAACGTACGCTGCAACATGCAGAACCACTTAGTGATATATGGTGTGATTGCTATAATCTCCTGCAAAAAGAGCTGTATAAACATGCAGAATTAAACGGGCTGGAAAGTAGGTGGTGACGTGGTCCCGTTAAATGAATTAACGGCAGAAACAATTCTGTCTAAAGAAATACTATCAGAAGTTTTTGACCAGGAAGACGAACTTTACAAGGCAGAGTTGCTCGCATCTTTAGGACTCAGGGCATCACAGCTCCGGGTAAAAACAGAATTTAAAGAAATGGTTGCTGCCTACAAGAAGGTGGAAAAAGAGATAAAAAAGCAGGAACAGGACAATAGAGTATCATGTCTTTTAGAAAATTGGACAAACTTTACAGGACCTTATGAAAATATGAAATGTAAGACTTGGATTGCTTCAGATGACGGAATTTACCAATACAATTCCAATCCAAAAGCACCGGATTTATTAGCCTGTTATCATCCGATACTTCCGGTGGAGCGATTTAAAAATCTGGAAACCGGGGAAGAACAGATTAAGCTTGCATATAAACGATCCGGAAGATGGGAGGAAATCGTTGTTCCGAAAACTCTGATAACATCTGCAAATAAAATTGTAGCGCTGTCTGCAAGAGGAATAGCTGTTACATCAGAAAATGCCAGACATTTGGTGCGTTATTTATCAGATATTGAAAATTTGAATGATGAAAGCATAAAAGTACAGCGTTCTACATCAAAATTGGGCTGGATAAAAGAAGCTTTTATTCCGTACAACACAGAAATCATGTTTGATGGAGATAATCGTTTTAGGGATTTATTCGAAGCAATACAGGAACATGGTTCAGGAGAAAAGTGGATGGAACATATAAAAGAATTAAGGGCATCTAAAAAAGCAGAAGTGAAGTTTATGCTTGCTGCATCTTTTGCCAGCGTCCTTGTAGGCTTACTTGGGGCTTTACCGTTTTTTGTAGACCTTTGGGGAGAAACGGAAGGAGGTAAAACAGTTTCTTTAATGGTTGCTGCATCTGTCTGGGCAGATCCTGGAGAAAGCAGATATATTGGTGACTTTAAAACAACCGATGTAGCATTAGAAGCAAAGGCAGATATGCTAAACCATTTGCCCATGATACTGGACGATACCAGCAAAACATCTTCCAGAATAAGGGATAATTTTGAAGGAATTGTATATGACCTCTGCTCCGGAAAAGGAAAAAGCCGTTCCAATAAAGAACTTGGGATTAACAGGGAAAACCGCTGGCAGAATTGTATCTTGGTAAATGGAGAAAGACCTCTAAACAGTTATGTCAATCAAGGAGGGGCAATTAACAGAATTCTGGAAGTGGAATGTGGGGAACGTATATACAAGGATCCACAAAAGACAGCAGATATTGTAAAAAGGAATTACGGGTTCGCAGGAAGGCGCTTTGTTGAAATTGTAAGAAAACTGGGAATTGAAGAAATAAAAGAGATACAAAAAGACTTCCAGAAGGAATTATTTGACTCTGATAAGATGCAGAAGCAGGCAATCGCATTATCTATTATCCTTACGGCAGATAAGATTGCTACGGACTACATATTCAAGGATGGGCAGTATATTTCCCTTGAAGAAGGAAAGAAGGTTCTTGTCGATAGAGCTGCGCTTTCGGATAATGAACGCTGCTACCAGTATATTCTTGATAAAGTCTCCATGAATGGACAAAGATTTGATATGAGTACCGGATGTGAGAAATGGGGAGCTTTTGAAAATGGATATGTTGTTTTTTATGGACAAGCATTTGAAGAGCTGTGTAAGGCAGGGGGATTTTCTAAAAAATCATTTCTGTCATGGGCAGATAAAGAAGGACTTATTCAGACACAGGGCGGAAGGCTTACGAAAATAAAGAAGATAAATGGAGTATCGCACAGGTGCGTGTACCTAAAGTTAGACAATGACATTAAAGTTGATGCAGATGGATTTATGGAAATGGATGAAAGCGTACAGGAAGAGCTACCATTTAAGTAAAGGTTACCCAAGTTACCCGGTTACCATGCCATCTCTATATAGAATAAAAAAAATATTCTACATTTTATAGAAAATAATAAAAAATGTTTTTTATATAGAAAAGTAGTGGTAGCTTTGGTAGCCGATATAAAAAGGTCCTTAAAAACCCAGTGTTTATGCGGTGTTTAAGCGTTACCAAACATTGGTAACGAGAGTTTAAGAATGGTAGCCATTGGTAACAAGGAGTATGAAAATGAAACAAGAAGAACTGAAAGAATATTATAACATCTATACAGATGTGTGGAAATTATTTAAGAAATTTTCTTCTCCGGATAGAACGATAGCATTTTGGGAGGATTATACGGCAGAAGTAGAAATGTTAGATAGAAAATATAATGGTTCAGAATTACTTCGAAAAATTGTAATTGCTACAACAGCAGAACTGGAACAGATAGAAAGGTTGAGTGGTGATAAGTGTTAAATAAAAAAACAAAGGGAAGGAGCAGTATACCTGTTATCTCTGCGGAAAAGTGATAGATGGAGAAGCTTTTGAGTATATAAAAACCAAACGTGGGACGGAAATAAGGATGCACAGGAGGTAAGTAGAGATGGAACGATTAACGCATAAACGAGTAAGTGGAATAAAAGAAGGGTACTGGTCTCCGAATAAGAAAGGGGAACTTGTAAACAGATTGGCGGTGTATGAAGAAACAGGTCTTACACCAGAACAGGTGCAGCAGTTGAAGGAAAAGAGTACAGCAAGAAAGCCGATTGAGCATGAAACAAAGTTTGCATTGATATTTGAGTGCCCAACATGCGGTTGTATAGATGTATATGGACAGAAAAATTGTGATGAATGTGGGCAGAAACTTGATTGGTCGGAAAATTAAACAAGGTTTAGACAAGATTTAGACAAGAGTTCCCTGCGAGCAGTCGTGGGGAACGAGAAAGGAAATAAATATGGAGGAGTTAAAGAAATGCCCGTTTTGTGGTGGAGAAAGTGGATATTATGGAATTGAGAAAGTACATAGAACACTTTTCTTTACCTGGGATGGGGAACCAAATGGTGGTTCGGAGGACGTTGCCGACTGGGAAGGCAAAAGAAAATATTGCATAGATTGCGATAGAATTTTGCCAAAAAAATGGAACAGGAGAGTGGAATAAATGCGTGAAATCCTTTTTAAAGCAAAGAGAAAAGATAATGGTAAATGGGTGGAAGGATATTATATTTATCACATAAAACGAACAATATGTCCATTAGGAGATAGTGTTAAACCAGAAGATGAACAGCATGTTATTATGCAAGATGGTTTCTCTGATTGGAATATGCCAAGGAATACAGTAGTGTATGAAATAAATCCAGATACCATCTGCCAGTACACAGGACTTACCGACAAGAACGGTAAGAAGATTTGGGAGAATGATATTGTTAAGAACAAAAAAAGAACTGAAGGATTTGATTGGTATAAAGTAGTCTGGAGAAAAGATTTTGCTGATTTTGGAGTGGAGCCGATTAAACCCAAATTTGAAGCGAAGTACCCTATGGGATTAAGTGATGAACTTACAATTTATGGACGTGACTATGAGGTAGTAGGCAATGTTTTCGATAATCCGGAACTGTTGGAGGTGGAATAATGACTGGTAGAGAATTAAGCGGAAAATTGAATTATTTAGGAATGGTAAGAGGGATTAGAAAATTAGCTCTGGAAGAAAAAATGGAAACGGCAGAGAAAATTGCAGTTATGACAAATGAAGAAGTTTACGGTTTAGTTTTAAAAGAGTACGAAATTGTATATAGCGAAAATGCAGAAGTTGGTCTTGTTCGAAAAGATAAGTTGAAAGAGTATGAGTCTTTGGTAAAAATTATTTGTCGTTAATTATAGAAATGCTGGAGGTAGAGAAATGAAAGAAATAATTTATACAGTAGATGATGAAGAGCCAGATTGCAACAAATGTTGTCATTGTGATTACGATGATTATTTATGCATCAAACAATGTGGCTCAGAACATAGTTGGAATAGATACGAAAGAGTTGAAACTGTGGAGGAGTAGAAAATGCAGGTACTAGAAAAGATTTTGCAAGAGATTGATAGATTAGAAGACCCATATTATGTAGGCTACGTGGAAAGAGGTAAGGTAAAAGATATTATTCGTTCTCACATGAATGAAACCACTAACGATGAAAGACTTGTTAAAAAATTTGTAACCGATAGAACAGTAGTTAGAGATTTTTATGATAAGCCATTATATATAAAAGGTTGTTGTCCTAAATGTGGATGTGAATTGAAATCTTGTGAAACAGATTATTGTAAAGTTTGTGGACAAGCGTTGAGATGGGAAAATCCAGAAGGAGGATTATAAGGTGAACATGCTAGAGAAGATTTTGGAAGAGATAGAAAATCTTAATTATTATCCAGAGGGTATGGGGTGCGGAATAGAAGATTGCGGCATCACAGACATATATGAAGCTTGTGAATATGGCTGGAATCAAGCCATAGAAGCAGCTATTGAAGTAATAAACAACATGGACGATGGTAAGGACATAAATGTCCTTAGCAAAAGGCTAATTGATGAACAACCAACGGTGTGCACAGGTGATGGATGGATACCATATACAGAACAAAGCAAGCCTAAAAAAGATGGAATTTACCTTGTGACGTGCGATGATGAAGAATATCCAGTGAAAAGAATGAGATTTAAAGAGTGTTTATGGTACTGGACTTACGGAATATACGATGGAAAGATTTTAGCATGGCAACCACTTCCAGAGCCATATAAAGGAGAGGAGGCAGCAGGAGAATGAAGAAACGAATAAAATGCCCTAAGAAAGGCATAAATCCAGCAATGATATACATGAGCGAAGAAGCAAAGGCAAAGATGGCAATAAAAGCATCTAGTGAAGCTATAAAGCTTATGACTCTTAAAATTTTGCATGATACATTTGAGTTTGGAGAGAAGCGACAGCAAAGATTTATTGATGAGTTTGACCGTCAGATGCAGATGTATGAAGGAGGATATTTTAATTATAAAGATTTAAAGGAACTTGTAGAAAACGGATTAAAAGATAAGCAGAGAGGGAAGGTGAAGATTGAATGATGAAAAATGCTTCAGGCGCACCTGTTCCGACAGAGCAGGAAGCTATTGGAAATATAACAAAAGAGGAGAACCGGCATATTAAGCAGGTAATAAACAGCTTAAAAGGATTATTAGGAGCAATAGGCTTGGAACTGGTAGAAATTCGTGTAAGAGACAGAAAGAGCAGGAAGAAATATGGCTGGAAGGAGTAGTGGAATTGGATAAAAAAACACTCAAACAGTATAAGAGTTTAAAAAGAGAGTTGGAAAGTATAGACGAAAAATTAGATAAGTTATATGATCGTCAGGAAAATGTACCAGAAGTTATGGGAAAGGTAACGGGATCCAGTCATGATTTTCCTTATACGCAAATTAGAACTACGGTACGTATGTCAGAACCAAAAGAAAATGATATTATTAAAAAACTAATTTCGATTAAGGAGAAGCGAAGAAAGCAGATAAACAATCTTATCATTGAGATAGAAGAGTTTATTGCAGGTATACCAGATAGTGAAACAAGACGAATATTCGAACTTACATACCTTGAAGGAAAAAAACAGACGGAAGTTGCAAAAGAACTTGGGTACAGTAAAGGACGGATATCTCAAAAAATTAATGAATATTTAAAAGATTAAACCCATTAAACAAAAATTATGATATAATTATAATAGAACGAGTAGAACTTATTTTACGATGTTCTTGTAATCAGGCTCAGACGGTATCACCTGTATGGTGCCTGGAAAGACGAATACCACAAAAGACCGTCAACTCCCAAAATATTTTTCTAAACACCCTGTAGAAATATGGGGTGTTTTGTTGTATAATTTTTAAAAAAGTATATTTAAAGGGGAATAAATAATGAATAATGAATGGTTTTCTGTGATATTGTCAATATTAATTGGGTTAATTACAAGTTCATTTGTTTCTTTAATATTTATATATTTTCAGTATAAATTGAATGATTATAAAGAATTATTGAAGTGCACGCTTTCTTATACATATTTGAAAGAGTTGACGGAACATCCAGAGTATGATGATGATACTTACAGGTATATAATAGGATTTTTAAAGAATGATGTTGATAAATTAGGTGTTATTATTACTGGAGGTGTGTGTAGAGATATACAACCTATTGCAGAAAAGCACATAGAATATTTAAAATTGATAATTAAAGAAGTAATTAAACCAACAAGAGCTGATAAATTTATAAGTGAAAATTTAGGAGAGTATAGGTTAATAATTGAAGAATATCAAAAATATAAGAAGACTATTATTAAATCTAGTATTTGTGATGCGTTATTTAACAGATTAGGAATGCTATTGATTATTATTTTAATGGTTTTGTTTATTATAGCATGATTATTGATATGAGTATTACAATATTACAAAAAGACACCCTCGTGGTGTCTTTTCTAATACCTATAAGGACCTTTAACTCAGCAGGTTAGAGTACCCGGCTCATAACCGGGCAGTCCTGGGTTCGAACCCCAGAGGGTCCATTTAAAATAAACCAGATAGGAAGGTGAGGTGATGGCAGGATATGAAAACATAAAAGATAAAGGATTTGATAATCGAACCACGGGAGAACTACGGGAAATTGCAAAAAAGGCAGGCAAAGCAAGCGGTGAAGCAAGACGAAGGAAAGCGAACTTCCGGAAGACATTAAACCAGCTGCTTACTGCTAAAATAGATAATCCAGAATGGACTCCTGTTTTGGAAGCCATGGGATTGGAAAGTACATTGGAAACCGCTATGTTGGCAGCCCAGATAAAAGAGGCTGTGAATGGCAATACAAAAGCAGCGTACTTTGTAGCGCAGTATGCGGGACAGTCTCCGGAACCAGAGGAAAATATTAAGAACCGTGAGGCGGATACAGAACTTAAAAAGGCAAGGAAACAGGCTGTCACGGGTGAGAATGAGACAGAAGAAGCACTGGAGAAACTGGACAACATATTAAAGGAGATGCGTGATAATGCAGTTAAGCAGGAAACAGAATGAATACATTGTAAATGCCACGCACCGCTGGAATTTTAAGTCTGGTGCCGTTCGTTCCGGAAAGTCTTATGTAGATACGGCATTTGTGGTTCCATTTCGTATTCGGGAACGAGCCGGAAAGCCTGGGTTAAATGTTATTCTTGGCGTATCAAAAGAGTCCATAGAACGAAATGTATTGCAGCCTATGAGGGAAATCTATACAGATAAGCTGATAGGAATTATCAATAATCGAAATGTGGCAAGAATTTGCGGTGAAGATGTATACTGCTTAGGAGCTGAGAAAGTAAGCCAGGTTGCTAAAATTCAGGGTTCCAGTATCAAATACTGTTATGGGGATGAGGTAGCAAAGTGGAATAAAGAAGTATTCCAGATGTTGAAATCTCGTCTGGATAAACCATACAGCTGCTTTGACGGAAGCTGCAACCCAGAGCATCCAACACATTGGTTAAAAGAATTTTTAGATACTCCTGAACTGGATATTTACTTACAGAAATACACAATCTTTGATAATCCATTTCTTCCAAAAGCCTTTGTTGAACAGCTTTGTAAGGAATACGAGGGAACTATATACTATGACCGTTTAATCCTTGGTTTATGGAAACGTGCAGCTGGGGCAATTTACAAAAGATTTGCGGATAATCCTACTGCCTTTTTGTGTGAGATAGTAGATGAGTTATCGCCGGATCCGGAGTATAAGCAATTCAGGAAAGAAGATATTACATCTATTGAGATTGGCTTGGATTTTGGTGGAAACCAATCGGGTCACTCTTTTGTTGCGAGAGGATATACGGATAATTACAGAGACGTGATTGCTCTGAAATCAAAGCGTATTAAAGCAAAAGATGAGAATGAAGACATCGATAGTAATAAGTTAAATGAGTTGTTCTGTGAGTTTGTTCAGGAGGTTATAGAACAGTATGGGATTATGGAAAAGCGTGGAGAGTATGTGCAATACTGTAATATAGAGTCTGTATTTTGGGATAATGCAGAAACAGTTTTGGGGAATTCTATTCGAAATGCCATAGAAAAGAAATTTCCATGGATATCCGTAAAACCGGCAAAAAAGAAAACAATTACAGACCGAATTCGTTGTACCGTCAAGCTCATGGGAGCAGGGCGGTTTTTTCTTACCAAGGATTGTGAAAGCTTGGAAATTGCCTTTTCTGAGGCTGTATGGGATACAGAGGTAAAGGACAAAGATGAGCGTCTGGATGACGGCAGCACAGATATTGACAGTTTAGATGCTTTTGAATACACCATAGAAAGAGATATGAAATATCTGATACAAGAGGTGGAAGATGTTTGAAAAAATAAAAAATTGGATTAAGGGGGTGACGAGGATGTTCACAATGACTACAATACAAAATCTGGTCGGCGGAGAAGTCGCCATGACAGAAGAAATTATGATGAAAATAAGCGAATGGAACGAAATGCTTACCGGACAGGCTTCATGGTGTTCAAATAGTGATTATATCACGTCACTTCGTATAGAACACGGAATATGCAGAGAATTTGCAGATGTAGTTTTGAATGAAATGGAAGTTTCTGTAAGCAATGAAAAATTAAATACATTGCTTCAAGCGTGTATAGAAGACTTGAATGAAAACCTTCAGGATGGACTTGGGCTTGGTTCTTTTATTATAAAACCATTGGGAAAGGATAAGATTGAATATATTACAGCAGATAAATTTATTCCTATTCATTTTGATGATACCGGAAAACCAGATGATTGTATGTTTATTCAGGTAAAACGGCAAGGGGCTTCACAGTATTATATTCGAACAGAACGTCATGATATCCGTGACGGAAACCTTAGAATTCGAAATAAAGCTTATAAAAGCTTTTCACCAAATACGATTGGAATGGAAATACCGCTGTCTTTTGTAGAAGAATGGAAGAACTTTCCTGAGGATATAGCCTATAAAGGAATGACACAAATGGATTTTGGATACTTTCGGACACCATTAAAAAACAAAATAGATGGTTCTCCTTGTGGAGTATCTGTCTTTGAGTCTGCTATTGAGCAGATTAAAAAAGCGGATATTCAGGGTGCAAGGATAGACTGGGAATTTGAAAGCGGTGAACGAGCAATCCATGTAGATGAAAGAGCCTTGAATATCAGCATAAAAGGGAAAAAGTTTTTAGAAAGACTTAATAAGCGGTTATATCGTGGCTTTAAATTAGATGCAGGCAAAGATACAGAGTTATTTAAGGAATTCTCACCAGAACTTAGAGAGGAAGGCTTCATCAATGGATTGGAAAAGTATTATCGTCAAATCGAGTTTGCGGTAGGGCTGTCATACGGGGACTTATCCGATGCACAATATGTAGAAAAAACAGCAACAGAAATAAAGGCATCAAAATCAAGAAAATACAATCGTGTAACAGCCATACAGGATAAGTTGAAAGTATGCCTGGAAGATTTGGTGGCAGGATTAGCCTTTTATAATGAATTATACACATCCGGATATGAGTTTCAGTGTCATTTCAATGACTCCATTCTTACAGATGAAGAAGCAGAACGGCAGCAGGATAGGCAGGATGTTAGCATGGGCGTTATGTCATTGGAAGAATATAGAGCAAAATGGTATGGAGAAACGGAGGAAGAAGCAGAGAAAAACCTTCCGGAAGTAAACGGAGTAATGGAGTGATAACATGAAAAAGCCTGATACAGACAAAATGTCCCTGAGAATGGAGCATATATGGCTGGAAGCAGAAAATCGTATCATTGAGGATATTGTCAGAAGAATAAAAAAGGCTGGAAAGATTACTTCTACTGCTGATTATCAGATTAACAGGCTGGTGGAAATGGGAAAGTCAACGGAAGAAGTTGAACGTATCTTAAAAGAAGCTCTAAATGCTACTTATCCGGAAATGTTTAAACTCTATGATGATATAGCAGAATGGCAGTATGTAAGGGATAAAAGCATTTATGAGCAGGTTAATCAGGAATTTATCCCAGCAGAAGAAAATGAACAGCTGAAACAGATATCCGCAGCAGTAAGCAAGCAGACACAGGATGCTTTGAAGAACTTTGCACAGTCTTACGGTTATTCTGTTTTAATGGGAAATAAAAGAGTTTTTACTCCTTTCTCGGAATATTATCAAAAGTATGTAGACACAGCTATTATGGATTTGCTGAGCGGTGCGTTTGATTATAATACCGTAATAAGACGTGTTGTAACCCAAATGACAAACAGCGGGCTTAGAACGGTAGATTATGCAACAGGGCACACCAATAGAGTTCCGGTGGCAGTACGCAGAAGCATTTTAACAGGAGTTTCACAGATTACAGGGCATCTTAATCTTTACAATGCAAAGAAGCTGGGAACAAATCACTTTGAAGTGGATTGGCATGCAGGAGCAAGACCAACACACCGAGTATGGCAGGGGCGAGTTTACAGCTACGAGGAACTTGTTAGTGTGTGCGGACTGGGAACAGTGACCGGTTTGCAGGGAGCGAACTGTTACCATGCCTTTTATCCTTTTGTTATAGGAGCATCTGAGAGGCAGTGGAGTGATGAATGGCTGGATGAGCAAAATGAGATAGAGAGCAGAACACGATACTGGAAGGGAAAAGAACTGGATACATACGGCATAACTCAGAAGCAGCGGCAGATGGAGACAGCAATGCGGGCACAGCGGTCTAAAATAGCCGGATTAAAGAGTGGAGGAGTAGATGCAGATGAAATAACAATAGAAAAGGCAAGGTATCAGGCACAGCTGCATGAATATGCTAAATTGTGTAATAAGATGGGAGTAAAGCAACAGCGTGAAAGAATTTACATGGATATGAATGGAAGGCTGGCAACAAATACGAAGGAGCAGAACAGGAAGTATACTCCTGAAATGCTTAGAAATGCAGATAGAGACAGTAGTCAGTATAAGCATTATAAAAATATCCTGGGAGATGATATCGGAAGCCTTGAGAAGTTCCGGCAGATGAAGTATAATGAGCCTGAGAAGTTTAGTATTATCAAGCTGGACTACGAAAGAAGAACCGAGCTATTAAAGAACCCTGATAAAAAATTGCCAAATGCAGAAAACGCAATACTTCCAGATGGAAAGTTTATAAAATATCTATTTGATAAAAATAGTGAAAAAGGTTATCCCAAGGGCAAAGCTTTTGAAGCTCGTTTAGGCTATAATATAGATAATTGGGAAGAACTTCAAAAGGAATTAAAACAAAGAGCAACGAAGTATCCTGCTACATTCAAAGGCAATCAGGGATTTGGAGATAAATACGAGCAAAAAATGATACTATATGGTTTGAAGGGAACTCCAGCAAATGTAGTTGTAGCTTGGATTGTAAAACCAGGAGATATATTATCACTTACAAGCGTCTATATAAAGGAGGTATGAAGGTGAAAATTGAACAGTATTGTACCGTACTTTTGAAGGACGGCAGAGAAGCAGCAGTAGTGGAAATACTGGATGATACACATTTCCTTGTGGATGTTGGAGACTCACCTGCTGATTGGGAAACGATTGATATAACAATAGATGATATAGAAAAGATTATTTAGATGCCATTCATTCTTCGGAGTGAGTGGTATTTTTATGCTTATTTTTAGGAGGTTTAGGAATGCTGAAATGGTTAAAGCAAAGATTTTGTAAGCATAAATACAGAAAACATTATGACAAAGCAAGTAAGAGTTATGTAAAGAGATGTGTGAAATGCAATAAAATTGAACCAAGGTAGAATAAGTGGCACATAAAGATATGTGTTATTTTTATTGTCTTTTTCTGGAAGACGTAAAAGAACAGAAGAAAGGAGCACGCAAAATGAAAAAAGAAGAATTGATTGCACTTGGAGTATCAGAGGAGCATGCAGATAAGATTGTTTCTTGCTGGAATGAAACCTTAAAAGGCTATATTCAAAAATCAGAGTATGATACAAAGGTGCAGGAACTGGAAACCACACAGCAGCAGCTTGAAACTGCAAATCAGACAATCGAAGGGTTCAAAGATTATGATGATGTAAAAGCAAAAGTCGAAGAGTATAAGACAAAGTTTGAACAGTCCGAAAAAGAAAAAGCAGACATTCAGGCAAACTATGAATTTACAGGGAAGTTGCAGGAAGCAGCAAAGAAAGCGGGAGCACGTGCTTTAAAAGCAGTCATGCCGTATCTGGATGTAGAAAGTTTAAAGAAATCTCAAAATCAGGATGCAGACATTGATGCTGCATTTGAAACGGTAAAAAAGGATAACGCATTTTTGTTTGGGGCAGATGAACCTATCAATAATCCAGTAGTCGGTCCTACTGGCGGAGGCAGCGGAAATCAGACTACTGCAGCAATCAGAGCAGCAATGGGACTGCCGGAAGAAAAATAAGAAAAGAGAGGTAAAAACGAATGAATAACATTGAATTATCAACTATTTATTTGCCAATGCTGGATGAGAAGTATAAGGCAGAGGCGAAAACATCCGTACTTGATGGAGATGAGACGGTAGCGAAAAAAGGTGGAAATGGAGAGATTAAAGTTGCTAAGCTTGATATGTCTGCGCTTGGTGATTTTGATAGAAAAAGTGGATATACAAAAGGAAATACAAGCCTTACATGGGAAACTGTAAAATATGACAAAGAGCGTTCTCAGGATTTAAGAATTGACCGACTTGACAATGCAGAGGCGTTAGGACTGCCATTTGCAAAATTATCCGGTGAGTTTATGAGACTTCATGTGGCACCTGAAACAGATGCTGCAAGAATTGCAAAGATTGCTGGCACAGATGGTATTAGCAAGAAAGAAGAAACACTGGATACAGGAGAAGCAGTAATCAAAGCCCTTCGTGAGTGCACCAACAAGATGGATGAAGACGAAGTTGTTGAAGGAAGCAGAATTTTATTTATCACACCGACACTTTTAGGCATGCTGAGTGATATGGACTCTTATAAATCCAAAGAAGTATTAAACCGTTTCTCACAGGTAATTAAAGTGCCGCAGTCCAGAATGTATACAAAGATTGACTTAAAAACTGGAAAAACAGAGTATGGATTTGCAAAAGCGGCAGACGGAAAACCAATTAACTTCCTGTGTGTAGAAAAATCAGCGGTTGTTTCTGCAATGGAGCAGTTTGTGAAGTACTTTAATCCTGATCAGGACCAAGAGGGAGACTCTCATGTGTTTAAATACAGAAACTACAATCTGTATGCTCATGTTTATGAGAATAAATTAGCAGGTATTTACTGTTCACATAAAGCGGGGGAGTAAGCCCCGCTGATGATATTGCCTTGATTGGCAGCGGGGAAGTTGGAAAGGCAAAAATCGGAAAAGCCGAGTAAGGGAGGAAACGTATGAGTTATGAACCAACTGTATGGAAAGACGGAGACGTTATTACAGCCGAAAAAATGAATAAACTGGAACAGGGTGTAAAGAATGAGCAGGTAGGTCCTAAGGGAGAAAAAGGAGATATTGGTCCAATGGGACCACCTGGAGCCAAAGGAGACACCGGTGCAACTGGTGCAAAGGGAGAAAAAGGAGAACCAGGTGAGAGAGGCCCACAGGGTCCCGCTGGAGCGACTTATACTTTGCCGGCTGCGACAAAATCCGTATTAGGTGGAGTTAAGCAAGCGGCTCGCGTCAATGAGGCAGCTGGAGAGAATGTAACGAAAGCAGAATTTAAGGCTTTGTTAGACGCTCTAAAGGCTGCCGGTATTATGGCAAGTGCGTAAGGAGCAGCCTATGGAAGTGGAATACGGATATTATATATCGGAGTTCGGAGGTGAAGAAATCCCGGAGGAGAAATTTAAAAGGATTTCAAAGCTTGCGAACACTTATTTAGAACAGTTTACTCATAACAGAGTAAAGAATGATACTGAAAACGAAGAAAAAGTAAGAGACTGTATTTGTGAGATGTGTGAAACTATTTATTTGACGATGTATAAAAATGAAGGAGCAGAAAAGAAATCGGAGAGTACCGATGGATATTCTGTTTCTTACGTTACAGAACAGCAGGACGGAGAAGATAAGAACGTTATGTTGCAGAAGAAATTATATCGGATAGCACAGAACTATCTCGCAAATACAGGACTTTTGTATTTGGGGGTGTGAGAGTGCTTACGAATACAGATGCAACTATTTACAGACGAGAATATGATAAAGCTTCCCGGCTGGATAAGTGGGTCAGGACTTATATTCCAGAAGCATGGTGGTTTAAGGAAGAAAAATCCACACTTACACCGGAAGGAAGAGTAAATGCAGATGTTTACACAATCCGCATACCAAATACTAAAATTTCTGTGAAAAAAGATGATTATATTGTAAAAGGTAATTGCAATATTACAATGGAAACGGTAAAGGATTTGGAAGGCAAGGAAAAAATGCGTGTGACATCGGTTAATTACAATACCTTTGGTGGTAATCCTCATATAAAGGTGGTTGGTGTGTAATGGCAAAGGGGAAAAAGCAATTTAAAATCGAAACACCCAGAGGAACAATATCTACCTACAAGGTTACAAAAGGTAAGTTAAAGGGAAGGACGATAGCAAGGCTGGAATGGAACCCTGGATTTAAACCAGATAAAGAAAAAGGCTTTGCTGATGCACAGGAATTTGTAGACTCTGAGTGTATAAGGCGCATGGCTCCTGAAACTCCCAAAAGAACCGGTATGTTGATTAAATCCGCTACTCTTGGAACTGTAATAGGCAGTGGAGAGATTAACCAGATAGCTCCTTATGCCAGAAGACAGTATTACGAGCACAAAGAGAAATCGCAATGGTTTGAGCGAATGAAGAACCGGCATAAAGACTCAATCTTGAAAGGAGCAGCTAATTTTGTTAAATCTCATTGATAGTATACGAAATTTTATTATTACCTGTCCGTTTTTGGAAGATTGGCGAGTGAATGTAGATTATCTGGGAACGGACATGGAGTATTCCATAGATATTTTGCCGTGTGACCCAATTTTACAAAAGTACACAGATGGAGGGACAAAAAAACAGTTCCAATTTGCTTTTACCAGCCGTGAAGAATATGATACCGATGTGAGAATAAACATAGAAAACAGTGGATTTTTTCAGATGTTTGATGAATGGCTGGAAGAGCAGAACATGAATGAAAATTTTCCTATCTTGAGTGAAGGAAAAATACCAATTAAATTAGAAACTTTAAACAGCGGATACTTATATGATGTAGATGGTGATAAAGCCAGATATCGCATTGAGTGCCGCTTAATTTATGCACAGGAGGTATAAAATGGTAGCTTCAAAAGCACCGAAAATTGTACAACGGTCTAAACGTGTTGCTTTTATGAACACAGCAGCACCGGAAGGACCAGAAAAATTCGAAAGAATGAAAAATTTTACATCTATGAAAAATAGTAAAAATCCGAAAGAATACAGCAGACAGTATGTAGACGAAGATGCAGAAACATCTGATGTGGTTGGATACGCACCTTCTATTGAGTTTTCTTATGACAGATATACAAATACACCTGTACATGACAAGCTGTCTAAAATCCATGATGGAGAGCTTTTAGGGAATGATACACATGTTGATATCGTGGTCGTGGATTTATTTACAGAAGACGATAGCAAGAGATGCCTTGCAGTGAAAAGAACGTATGCAGTAATTCCGGAGTCTGATGGAGATGGAACAGATGCTTTAATCTATGCCGGAACTTTTAAATCTGCATCTGAAATTGTAAAAGGATATGCAACAAGTGAGGACAACTGGCAGACAGTCACTTTCGTAGAGGGAGAAATTCCGTCATAAAGGAGAGATAATATGAGCTTATGGAAATGGAATAATGTCGAGCTGGAAATTGACATGGAAGATGTTGAGTTTCAGGAGCGCTATGAGAATGTCTTCCAGCATTTAGAAGAAAAGGAAAAAAAGCTTGTTAAAACAGGTAAGCTGTCAGAAATCTCGAAATCTTATTGTAAAATGTTTTGGGAATTGTTTGATGAATTATTCGGAGAAGGCACAGCACAGAAGCTTTTCGAAGGAAAAATGAACACAGGACTTTGCGATGAGTGCTACGATTCTTTTATTTCTCATTGCCAGAAGCAGGTGAATGAAATAAATAAAAAACGTAGCAATCGATTTGCAAAGTACAAAGTAAAGAAGTGATAACATGAATTTGTTTTACGAAGACTATCCAACAGTCTTGAAGGTAGAAAATGAATTTGTGCCGATAATTACTGACTTTAGGGAATACATAAAACTGTTGGATATGCTTAATGATGAAGAAGTGAATGGATATGAGAAAATGCTCTTTCTTCAACAGTATTTTTTGAAAGAACCGGAAAATCTCGATGAAGCTATAGCAAGATTAACGGACTTTGTATCCATGAAAGAGGTAAGTGGTGCTTATATAGAAGAAAGCGGAGAAGGCGAAGATACAGAGGTAGAAGAACCAAAACCGCTTTTTTCTTTTGCGCTGGATTATCCATATATTCTAGCTGGATTTTGGCAGGACTACGGAATAGATATATCTGAGGTAAAATACTTGCACTGGTGGAAATTCAGACAATTATTTGATGGATTGTCGGAGAAAACAGAAATTAAGCAGAGAATTATGTACCGTTCTATTGATTTATCTACAATTAAGGATAAAGACGAAAGAAAGCGGATAGAAAAAATCCAGAGGTCTATTAAACTGCCGGAGAGTGAGCTTACAGAATATGATATTGGTAATGCGTTTATGTAAAAAGGTGGTGTGAATTGAAAAAAATAAAGTATCCGCCATATAAAAGACAATGGTATAAATGCCCTTTGTGCGGAACAAAATTATGCGTGTATGACAACACAACTAATTTAAGTGGTGGAATTTTTATAAAATGCAAAACTTGTAAAAAAGAAATAGAGATAAAAGCACTTTAAATTGAGCCGCAGAGCCGGTGCTATCCAAGAAAGGAAGGGATAGTATGGGCTATGATGGCTCTTTAAAGTTTGATACGTCCATAAATGAGAATGGATTTAATAAAGGCTTAGGAAAATTAGGAAGCATTGCGTCAAAGGGTATGTCAGTGCTGGCTGGTGCTGTTGCCGGTGTTACGGCAGCTATGGGAGCTGGAGTTGCAGCAGGGGTTAAATACAATGCCGCCATCGAGCAATACCAGACTTCTTTTGAAGTTATGACAGGTTCTGCGGATAAAGCAGCGGAGGTTATAGAAAGACTTAAAAAGGTAGGTGCAGAAACACCATTTGAATTGCCTGAATTGGCAGATACTACACAGCTTCTTATGAACTATGGCTTCACAGCAGATGATGCCATGGATAAGATGATGATGTTGGGGGATATTTCCCAAGGTTCGGCGGATAAAATGTCTCGCATTGCAACAGCTTATGGGCAAATGAGTTCTGCCGGAAAAGTCTCTCTGGAAGACGTAAAACAGATGATTGAAGCAGGGTTTAACCCTTTGCAAGAGATTAGTGAGTCTACCGGAGAGAGCATGGAAAGTCTGTATAAGAGGATTAGCAAAGGAACTCTTTCCGTAGATGAAATCACAGCATCTATGGAGCGTGCGACTTCTGAGGGCGGGAAATACTTCCAATCTATGGAGAAACAGAGCAAAACTGTTAATGGTTTAATTTCCACGTTAAAAGATAATGCACAGCAGCTTCTTGGAGAGGTTGTAAAACCTATTTCTGAGTCAATGGCTAAGGAGTTATTGCCGTCTGCTATAAATGCGCTGGAACAGCTTACTACGGCATTTCAGACGGAAGGTGTAGATGGCTTAATACAAGCTGGTGGGCAAATTTTATCTAATCTTTTATTAGGTATCAGTAAAAAAATACCTACTGCAATAACAACAGCAGTGGGAGTAATTACAACTTTTATAGACAACATAACTGCAAATATACCTCAATTTTTATCTGCTGGCGGACAAATTATAAGCTCTATTCTTTCTGGTATGATGCAGCTCTTGCCATCTATCGGAACGTTTGCAATTACACTGGTAACACAATTATATGAGCAGATAACAGCGCAAGCGCCTGTATTATTACAGAAAGGATATGAGTTATTAAACAATTTAATTACAGGATTTGTAGAAGCAATTCCAGAGGCTCTTCCTAAAATCCTAGATTTTATACAGGGTGTTGGGAATAAACTGGCAGAAGCAGCTCCGGTGATGATAAAGAAAGGTTTTGATTTGCTCGGCAAATTGGTCGAAGGCATTGTGCAAGCTATTCCTATTCTGATTGCAAAAGTACCAACAATTATATCTACTTTTGCGAATGTTATAAATGATAATTTCCCTACGATTTTAGCAAAAGGTGTCGGCTTACTGTGGGAACTTATTAAAGGTATTATAAGCGCAATTCCTGATTTAATTGCCAATGCGCCTAAGATTGTGAGAGCTATTGTAGACGTCATTATGGCATTTAACTGGTTATCGTTGGGCAAGAACATTATCACATTTTTTAAGAACGGAATAAGCAGCATGATTGGCGCTGTTAAAAACGCAGGAAAAAGTGTTTATGACGCAATTAAAAATGCCATAGTAAATTTGCCATCTACGCTGTCTAATATTGGAAGAACTGCCATAAGCGGATTTGGGAATGCAATTCGGTCTATGATTGGAACAGCGAAAAGTGCTGCTTCTGCCGTTGGTAGTGCGGTGTTAAATGCAATTAAGGCTATTCCGAAACAAGTAGTAAGTATTGGGAAAAATATCGTAACTGGCTTATGGGAAGGTATATCCGGTATGGTGGGTTGGATTACTGACAAAGTAATGGGATTTGCCAATTCTGTGCTTGGAGGTATCAAAAAAGCCCTTGGCATCCATTCTCCTTCTCGTGTTATGCGAGACCAGGTCGGAAAAATGATGGCTCTCGGTATGGGGATAGGATTTGAAAAAAATATCCCGGAAAAAGAAATGCAGGCTGATTTGGGAAATGCTATTACCACCATGAGACGTAGTGTAAAGGGTATTACATCTCAGCAAATGGTAAATGCTGGAAGCTGGTATACTCCTACAATAAAAACGATTGCACAAAATAATCTTAGTATAGATTACGAACGCTTAGGTAGAGAAATAGGAAAAGAAACTGCAAAAGCAATGGAAGGAATAGCAGTTGAATTGGATGGTCAAAGCGTTGGGGAAGTATTGACACCACATGTAAGCCACAATGAGTACATGAATACAAGGAGGATGCGGTAAATGGGGTAAAGATAAATAAAAAGCATACAGAACAGGATTACGGACTAAAACTTATTTTAATTGAGATTGGAATTCCAAAAACAATTTCGAAAAGACAGCGCCTTTCAGGGACAAATATGTTTGTAAATGCAGGAAATCTCGGATTATTTGCTTCAAGACCAATTAGGCTTGTATTTGACCGTTTGGGTAATTACGAAGATTGGCTAAACCAGATTTCTTGTATATCCGCTGCTATAAATGGGAAGGAAGTAGAACTGGAAGTTGATGAGGCACCGGGGCTTTTTTATTATGGAATTGCAACAGTATCTACGAAAAAGGAAAACAATGTAGTGACGTCCTTTGAAATTGTCTTAGACGCAGACCCCTTTAAATATGGCTCTGAGATACCGGATAACGCTGGAACACTGGAAAATAAAAATATTGATATCAAAGGGGATTATGAGACTCCCTGCATTATCGAGCTGATACCGACAGGCCAGATTATTGACTATACCATAAAAGGCGCTGCACGCAACCCCGTAACCAGAGAACCGGAAGACCTTGTTCTTCACAACCTTGAAAAAGGGAAAAAGGTAATTATAGACGGGGAAGTAATGACCATTACACAGGATGGCCGGAATAAGTTTGCAGAAGCGGAGATATGGGAATTCCCTTCCTTACTTCCGGGAACAAACATTTTAACTTTCCACAGCAGCTCTGTGCCCTGTGAAGTAACCATAAAATACAGACCAAGATATATTTAGGAGGAAAATATTATGTTAAAAGGAAATAAAAGCGTAACCATTAGTTATCAGAGCGTGATTGGAGACCAGGTAGCAGTATATATGTCTGCACAGATACCGGAGAGCGGAAAAAGCAACTCTTCAAAAACAATTCAGGACCTGGAACTTTACGAAGCAAATAAAGAGGAATGCAGAAAGGACATGCAGGAGTTTGAAGATATGCTGTTTGCATTGGAAGACCAGCAGTTAAATCTGCCCGTTACCATTCCGGAGAAAGAAGCAAAAGGAGGAAAAACACGATGAAGAACATTGAAATTGTGAGATTTTTTAACCATGCAGGGGAAGTAAAGAAGAAAAAGCTTCCCGTTAAGATTGGGTTTGCTTTAAACCGCAATCTTGCGACTCTGGAAGGAATTGCTGCTGATTACAACCGCGCAAGGGAAGAAATCCTGAAAAAGCACTGTATAAAGGATGCAGAAGGAAACTACTTAATGGAAAACGGGGAATATGTAATCCCGGACAAGAGTGCTTATACAGAGGAGATGGAAGAACTGCTGAATTTCAAAAACGAAGTCCAGATCCAGAAGGTAACGGTGGAAGATATGGAGAAGTGTGACTCAGAAAAATTTGACTCTTTAACACCGGAAGAATTAGAGCTGCTTTCCTTTATGATTGAAGAGTAACCTGGAAGGAGGGGCTTAGGCGTTGCTGAGGTTATTAGACAAAGACAAGGTCCCGGTGAAAGGTTTACGGGTATATCAGGATTTGTGTGTTGAGAGTGTTCTTGATTTGGATGATAAGACACTCTCTTTTTCTGCACCTGTTCGAAATGTAATCGGATACATCAAAAATGAGGCTTATATCGAAACAAAAGAAGACCGCTTTGTAGTAAAAGAGGTAAATAAGAGCACTGACAGAATGGTGCAGGTTGTGGCACAGCTGGATTTGGAAGCATTGGAAGGAAAAGCATTCCGCAGTTTTAAAACCACAGAAAAAACCATGGAAGAGGCTCTCCGCCTTGCCTTTGTCGGAACAGGCTGGACCATTGCAGGGTGCACCATAACGAAAAAGCGGACAATCTCCATGACCAATGTATCTGCTTTAGACATCTTAAAGCAGGCAATAAAAACGTATCGTGCCGAAATAAAAATCAATTCTAAAGAACAGACGATTTCGATTTATGACAAAATCGGGGAAGACAAAGGGGTTTATTTTACCAGCCAGTTAAATTTAAAGAGGCTGACAGTACAGACAAATACCTACGATTTCTACACAGAGATAGAGCCTTATGGAAAAGACGGGCTTTCCATTGCAAGCGTAAACAATGGAAAAACTTACGTGGAAAACCACCAGTACAGTGCAAAGAAAAAGCGCCTGATCTGGAAAGATGAACGCTATACTGTTCCGGAGTCCTTAAAGGAAGATGCCGAAGCGAAGCTTACAGATTTAAGCAGGCCGTATTCTTCCTATTCTGCTGACGTGATAGACTTATCCAGAAATTCTTCCGGAAAATACGGGATGCTGGCATACCAAATCGGCGATACCATTACTCTTGTAGATGGAATAACCGATACCCGTGAAAAGCAGCGCATTGTTAGGATAAGGCGATATCCGGAAGAACCGGCACGGGACACCTGTACTCTTGCCAATAAAACACTTACCTTTGATGAACTGGCGCAGAAATACGAAAACGCAGCGGATACAGTGGAAAACATCACCAACGACAACGGCGAGATTGACGGAGATGCCATTGACAGCATCCACAGCCGACAGGTGGTAGATTTGGAAGATGCCATTGTACAGTCTGCCACGATTATAGAATTAAACACGAAATACTTGAATGTATCCGGAAAACTGACGGCAGTAGAAGGGGAGTTTGGAACCTTAAAAGCCAATGTTGCCGAGTTTGAGAAGGCAACGGTACAAAGACTGGATGCCACAGAAGCAGATATCCATACCTTAAAGACCGTAGATATGGAAGCTGCCAATGCGAAAATCCATGTACTGGAAGCAGAGTCGGCAAATATTAAGTCACTGTTATCCGGAAATGCAGGAATTGGAGACCTGCAGAATATCCATCTTACTTCCCAAAACGCAGTGATTGACAGCGCCTTGATTAGAAATGCCGTAATGCAAACCGTAACCGTAAATGACCTTTTGGCAGGAAAAATAAGCACAAATAAATTTGAGATTGCATCCAATGATGGAGGAATTCGGATATCCGGAGCTACACAGCAATGGAAAGACAAAAACGGAGTTGTCCGGATGCAGGCGGGAAAAGATGCGAAAGGGGATTTTACTTTTTCTTTGTTTGATGCAACCGGAAAAGGCGTCTTAATTGACAGTACCGGGATTAAACCAGGAGCCATTGCCGATGGGCTGATTGTGAACGATATGGTTTCAGACAACGCCAATATTTCAGGAAGTAAACTGGATATTACAAGCGTATTTGAGGAAATGAATGGAAGTACTTCCACACTAAAGAGCAACCGCATCTGGTTTGATGACAAGAACCAGACGTTAAATCAGGTGTATTCCCAGATGTCTACGGACATTACAAACGCAGGGAATACAGCCCAGAAGGCTTTGGATGCAGTGAATGGGATTGATACGCTGGATGCAATCAGCGCGGTGCTTTCCAATGATGCACATGTGGTACATACCAATACAGATGGTTCCGGCGGGGATTATTCCGACTGCAGCACCACCATGACTGTGTTCTCCGGGGATGTGGATGTGTCCGAAAAAGCAGCTTATACAGTAGCAACCTCTTTAGGGGTTACAGGCACTTGGGATGCAAAAACAAGAACTTACAAAGTGACCGGCATGGCAGCAGAAGACGGATGGGTGGATATTGATGCCCTTTATGGTACCGGCGCTGTTTTTGTAACGACAAGAGCCGGAAACAAACTGAAATCCAGAAAAGGTAATTATCTTACCATGCGCACCGGTGGGGCACATATCAAAAAGCGTTTCAGCATTAGTAAAGCTCCGGACGGCCGTGTAGGAACTTCTTATCAGCTTCGGGCAGATACCCTTGTATTAAGAAAGCAACAGGATGGGACCCTTCTTCCGAAGTCTGTCCTGTTTTCTGCAGTATACAACGACGGGCAGCATTTAAACGGCTACGCTGGAAGGTTTAAAATTGAGGAAAGCACCGATGGCACGATATACACACAGAAATACCTTTCCATAAAAGATGAGACTTCCAAAAGCTACACCCCATCCAGCGCTAATTTGAAAGCCATCCGCTGCACTTTATACGCATCCGGAGGCGTGGGAGAATTAGACAGCCAGAACCTGCTTTTGCTGGTAGATGCGGAAGGACTTCCGGAGGAAATCAAAAAGGTGCAGGAAGGTATGCAGTCCGTAAAAACAGAGGTAACCAATATCCAGACCGGGATGGAAGGTATCAAAGCAAACCTTTCATCTATGGAAACACAGCTTCACGGGGTAACAGACAATACGCTTTTATATAACGTGCAGTACAGCGATAACGGGAATAATACCGTTACACTTACCGCTAGGGTATATAAAAACGGCAAGGATGTAACAAAGGAATTTCCGGAGCGGTGGTTTACCTGGTATGCAAAGTCGGAGACAGGAGATAAATACGCGGGATACGGTTACAGCATATCTGTAAATAAAAATCAGGTAGGATTTGGAACTACCTACATCGGGAGATTTGTTACGCACAAAACACGATATTTAACAACCAGAACCGGGAAAAGGCTTACAACCAAAATCGGAAAAGCCTTAACGACCTGGGTAGAAGAATAGGAGGAATAAATATGGCAGACCAGCCGATTAATGGATTACCAAAAAAGGCAACAGCAGCGGATACAGACGCACTTTTAATGATTGGAGCATCGGAGGAATACCAGATTGACTATGGGAAACTTGCAGATGCAATTCTAAATAAACTGACAAACAAAACATTTACACTGGATCAGGGAAGTAAGAGCCTGGTGGCGGCACTTAATGAACTAAATAGTAAAACTACACATGTTAATGGTTTTTTTAAATTCTCCAATGATAATTTTGTTGGTTTTAACTCTGAATTTAAAAAAATTCCATCCGGCATATATTACTGTAATAAAAATAATAGAGGGAATATTGCGGAAAATCCTGATTTTACGAGTAATACAAATTGTGACCCAGATTGGTATGATTATAGAAAAATATCGGACGGCATATTATTCATCTTTGGCTCTAAAACTTATGCAAGTTTTATAGCAATAGGTTGTATCGGCGGAATTGCTGTAAGACAACTTAAAATAAATTCAGGAGAATGGGAAACACCTTGGAAGTATAATGAATAACTATAAAAGCGGCCACGATACTATATTAAAATCAATATCTATCCAACTTCTGATTTTTTTGTATTCTGGACTTTATTTAGATATTGAAAAGACTATTTTATATTCATAAAATCGCTCCAAACATCATCACTTTTAGCTCTAAACTCAATTCGGCCACTGAACTTTATAAGTAATTGTGCTCCATAGTTATCTTCTGGATATGTGTATCCGAAAATTGCAGACATATCACCATTTAAAAATTGTGTTCCAGCACTATCATCAACGATTATACAATAGGGAGCTACTATATTACCAAGAAACTTTGTTGGATTATTTATTAACCCAAGCATTTCATTTTCGTTTTCATTTAAAATTCGAATATATTTAAAAGGTATTTTACCATTGCATGTTTTACTATTTAGTTAAATAGAGAAGCAGAAAAATACCTCTTAGAGTAAAATAAATCCAGGAGGTAAAATACATGATTGAAAAAGTGATAAATGGAATTGTTGCGACCATGCAGGAAGACTTGACAGATGAGCAGCTGCAGAAACTGGAGAACGTTCTTGTTATGCAGCTGCATGGATTAAAGATAGAAGAGTAATGCACACAACTGGTAACATCTGAAAGGCATTGGGAGAAAGTGCTACGCTTGTATATTGCAAGTAAAAGATTGGAAAATTGTGCAGAAAGCACATTGGAAAATTATTATCGTTGCATTCGCATGCTAATGCAAGCGCTGAACAAGAAACTGCCGGATATTACTACAAATGATTTAAGGTACTATCTGGCTATGTATCAGGACAAAAGGAAGATATCCATGTCGTACATGGAAACCCTGCGGCATTATATAGCTTCCTTTTTTACATGGCTTGCTGACGAAGGGTATATAGGAAGAAATCCAGCCAGAAGGTTAAAGAGGGTAAAAGTACCGCAGAAGCTGAAAAAGCCGTATACAGCCGAAGAACGGGAACATTTAAAGGATATTGCAAAGACACAGAGAGATTTGGCAATTATGGAATTATTGTATTCTACGGCAGGAAGGATTGGAGAGATTGTTGCACTAAACAAAAGTGATATTGATTTTTATAAAAAAGAAATCGTGATTTGGGGAGAAAAAGGAAAGCGGGAAAGAACGGTGTATTTGACAGATGGATGTATCTATCATCTGAGGAAATATCTAGAAAGCAGGAAAGACGATAATCCGGCATTATTTGTAAGTTTAAGAAAACCCTATGCCAGAATTGGAAAGAAAGGGATAGAAGCCATGCTCCGCATCCTTGGAAGAGAAGCCGGAATTCACGCACACCCACATAAATTCCGAAGAACAATGCTTACAGATGGAGGCGCTAGAGGAATGCCACTACAAGAGCTTCAAGCATACGCAGGGCATAAAAAGGCAGATACAACAATGCTTTATATTTCTGTAAAGCAAGAGCAGGTAAAAGCCTCATTCATGCGCTGTATCGCATAGAAAAAAACATTTTCAAAGCCAGCCGAAGGGGTGGCTTATTTGTTGTGGGAAAATATATGCAAAGACATGAAAGAAATAAGGTTAACTAAATAGTAAAACAGTTAGTTATACGACTTATAAACCAATTAATCCCTCTAAAGGCTTTTTAACTGAATTAGACAATGGGTGTACGTATCTAGTAGTATACGCTAGTCTCGATAATGACAATATTAGAAATGTAGCATTTTCTATAATTATCAGTAGAATATCAAACAGTGTAAAAGGAGGAATACTTAATATTTCAAATATGTCCAATATCGAATTAACTTTAGAAGGAAATATTTTTAAAATAATTACTCCTATTTGGTTGCGAGTCGCGTTGATAAAACTATGATTATTATCCAATAAAAGGACTGATTGGTATTTTGGTAATGCAATATTTATCTGACGGCTTACTACTGGTTACCAGATAAATTGCTTTTTTAAGATTAATATACCACAAGCAGCCTGGATGAATATTTCTCTTACAAAACTATAATTTGGGTAATTTAAATATTTCTACTTTAATTCGAGTGCTTTTAGTTGCGCTCAAATACCTAGCGTGTATTTGCACCTGTGTACTAAGTGTATAATAATAAATAAAACTCAAGAATACTTTATTATATTCAACAGTCTCATTGACTTCTGATAAAGTAGCATTATTAGCTGTTATTTTAATGCCACACGGCTGATCGCTGCTATAAATTGGTCTAACATAGATTATGTATGTACCCTCTGCACCGATTTTCAATTCTTCGACAGCAAAATAATTTGTGGAAGGAATTGGCTTTGTGATAACGTTACTGTATACGCATTCAACCGTTTTACTATTTAGTTAAATAAAAATTCATTCTAAAGGGCATCCCAAAAAGGGTGCCTTTTAACATGAATTTTTAGGAAGGAGGGATAAAATGTGCGTTTTGAAAAAGAAGTTAATATATATTCGGATGAAGCAATTATAAAGCGTTTTAAGGCGAATGAAACAAGTATAAGCGTTGCACAAGGAAAGATATCTGCTCTGATTAGTGAGTCAGAATTGGTAGAGCTTCAGAACAGTCAGACTACGATGTACAGTAAGCTGGCATCTGCTGCTATGGATATTAAGAGCCTTACCTTAAACTTTTCGGATTTAACGACAAAATATAATACTGTTTCTGGCCAATATAATGCTTTAGACAGTAAGGTGGCAGAATATAAACTAGGATTAGATGGTCTGTCTGCAAATGTAACGGAAATAAAAAAAGACCTGCAAGTAAATTATTCTACAACAACGGAAATGAACAGTGCGATTAAAGCGAAGACAGATTTAATTTCAGCAGAAGTGAATTCTGTTATTACAACGCTTCGAAATGATTATTCTACGACTTCACAGATGAATTCCGCCATTCAGGCAAAGGCGAATGAAATCGGATTAAGTGTATCTGCTTCTTATGCGAAAAAAGCTGATTTAACAGCCACGACAAACCGTGTATCAGACTTAGAAACATGGAAGAGTTCCGCGCAATTAAAAATCACAGACAGTGCGATTGTAAGTACAGTTATGAACTCAAGCTCGTATAAAACAAGCGTAAACTCCATGATTGAACAGAAGGCAGATGCTATAAGACTGAAAGCAAGTAAAATATCCTGGGAGTCTACGTATTCCAGTATGACAGCAAGCGGAACATTGACTTGCCAAAATGCGACAATAAAAGGGACTTTATATTCAGAAAATGGAGAAGACAAAGTTTATTTAGAAAATGGAAGGATGCAGATTTTTTACAATGACCAAAGCTTGGGATTGATTGGAGGAAATGGTTTTTCTGGATATGATTATATAGAAGGATTAAACTTTGACCTTACATACACCGGAGATTACATGACATGGGCGGCTCAGGACAAGGTGGGGGAAACATATAAAACAAAGTGGACTTATGCAAGGAGCGCTTTTGCAGGATTTACGAAAGGCGCGTTAAATGCAGGCTGTGATATAGATATGCACTATTATCATATTCGGAACGCCCACTTAGATAAAGTCACTGCACCTAATGGTTTTTGGGGCTGGACGGGAGAAATACCAATTATAACTAAAATAAAAGGTAACGGAGATGGAACAATTACATGGTATAAAAGCTCAATTGGAGTATCTGGAGGAATTATAACATCAGCTCCAGCGGTATAGAGGAGGAAAAATGAAAAGGCACAATGAAATGACAGAAGGAATTCCAGGGAAAGAAAGCAAGGACGCAGAAATAAAAGAAGAGCATCAGAAAAAAATGGAGAATACCGATATAGAAAAGGTATTAGAAATTATTCTGGGGCTTGATCAGAAGCCGATGCAAATGACGGACGGTGTAAATAAGATTGAAGAAAAAACATTGATAGAGCAGGCAAAAGCATTTAGAAAAGAATTTGAGGAAATAAGAGGAAGATAAGAGAGAAGGTGTATTGAAATACATATTGAAATTCGAGCAGGACCTTAACAGGTCTTATTTTTATGGCATAAATTAAAGAAAGGAGCACACATGGAAGAACAGGAAATCTTAGTATCCATAGCCGAATTAAAAAAAGAAAACGTATCTTTACGCAGACGAATGGATAATGCAGAACAGGTGGTTAATGTAGTGCACCAGTTGGCACAGGAAATGGTGGGATTAACTAAAGAAGTAGGCTTTATGAATAAGACCCTTGTGCAGCTTACAGCCAAAGTGGCCAGCCTGGAAGAAAAACCAGCAAAACGTTGGGATACTCTGGTATCTGCGCTATTAGGAGCAGCTGCAGGAGCAATCGGGGCAATGATTTTTAAATAGGAGGATTAAAACGTGATGAAAGCAATGTTAAGCCAACCAATGGCAGGAAGAACAGATGAGGAGATTGTTGCAACTAGAGAGAAAGCTATAAAGGTATTACAGGAAAGAGGTTATGAGATTGTAAATACTCTGTTTACAGATGAATGGTACAGCAACAAGAAAATGCAGGAGCGTGGAGTAGTACAAATTCCTTTATGCTTTCTTGCAAAATCTTTAGAAAATATGTCTTTGTGTCATGCAGCATATTTTTGTAAAGGCTGGGAAAACGCGAGAGGATGTAAGATTGAGCATGATGCAGCGGTAGCTTATGGTTTAGATATTATTTACGAGGAGTAGAGGGATTAGAAGATGTTTAAAAATTGTGTATTAAAAGCGAATGTAAATACAAAGGAATGGGTAAAGGCAGCAGGTGTAAGGGCTGTAAAAACAATGGCACAGACCTTTGTGGCAACAGTAGGAACAGCAGCAGTATTAAGCGCAGTGGACTGGAAAGTGGTAGTATCTGCATCTGTCCTGTCCGGTATTTTATCTATTGCAAACTCTGTGGCCGGAATTCCGGAAGTAGAAGAAAATAAATAA